TTATTAAGTAAATTATAATCACATAACATTAATACTTTTTGAGTAGACTCTATTAGTCCTTTTAACATATATTCACACCAGTCATTCTTGCCTTTTTGACTAAGAGTATCAGCGCTAGATAAAGCATTATAGTAATCTTTTCTATTAATACAAAAGGCAGAAGTCGGGTTAATCAACCTAAAATTATTTACAAAATTGAATTTTATAAGTAGCGCATAGGTTAGAATTCTTACTGTTCTTCCATTGCCGTTATCAAACGGATGTACCCATGTAAAGTAATGATGTGCCATTGCTATTTTTATTGGAGTATACTTACTTTCGTCATCGTTTGAAATGAACTCATACAGTTTATCCATATAATTACCAACTTGAGTATAGTCTGGTGGAACATGCTTAGATTGAGAGATTTTGACATTTTTACACCTATAAACACCTGGGTTATCGCTACCCTCCGTTGTAAGCCCTGCAACTACTCGTTTATGAATTTCACTAACAAATATTCTATTAATCACAATCTCTTTCGAAGATAAGCTACTAATATATAATATTATTTCTTCTATATTTTTTATTTCACGAATACTTAAACTATCGTTTTTATGTTCGAACATTTGTGATTCGATATAATCAAATACAGTTGTGTTATTACCTTCTATGTTAGAAGAATTTATACTCTCTAATGTATGTAATAAATTTCTAAATTCGTGGAGTAAATAAGGTGGAGTAGTACCTTTAAGTTCAAAATAGCGCAGTTTTTCAAATTCAATAATAAAGTCAGTTAATTTCGAATTAAATTCTGGGTAAAACAACTCTAACTTATAATCTAAACCAAACATTCAAAACCCCATTATCTCATTTTGCTATTTTCATTATCTCACTTTTAAACAAATCAATAGCTTATATTATATAGCATACAGAGTTTTAGAAAAAAATCATTATCTCACTTTTGGATTTTCATTATCTCACTTTTTGGCACTCAAGAATTGATTTTATTTAAAGAAATTTAATATTTATAGCAGAGATCTTGCCCTTCCTATTTTCAAGTTCAAAACTCAGTCTTTCACCAGGTTTTATATCGATAAGACCCGTTTTAGCTAGTTCAGAAACGTGAAGAAAAATGTCAGTTGCTCTGCCATCTTGTTCTATAAAACCATAACCCTTATCGGCGTTAAACCATTTAATTTTACCTGTTGGCATATTTTATTTCTTATTTATAATTATTTCCCTTTTACAATATCAGTAAAATCAGACCACTCTTCTACTTTAAAAACCCTAAGGTCGAAAACCGCCGCTTTAAACGCAGGAATATCAGAAAGCTTATTAATTACTTTGTATACATGAGTAAGGTCATTTCCTTCTCTACTGATATACAAATCAGTATTGTTGTATATTTGGTAAAAACCTAAATCACTCGTTAATAGTCTAATCTCTGATCGAACTTTAGCTCTACAGGACTCCTCTAGGAAGTCGCCATAATACTCCTTTAGCTTGGCAACTTCCATGTCAAATGATATTGCGTACATTTCTACTTGCCTCTAATTAAACACCTAAAGCACCACGATATAGTTCTATAAGATTATCTTCCTCAGCTAAAGCATTTTTATCTTTCGCCTTAAGTTTTAAGACATGCTTGATAATCTTTACATCAAAGCCCATTGATTTAGCCTCATTAAAGACATCCTTAAGCAAATCAGCAGACTCTATGCGTTCTTGCTCAATAGTTTCTAGTTTATTTATTATTTGTTTTAGCTTTTCAGCTTCTATAACTTCACTCATAAGTAATTTGTTTATTTGGGATTAACTGCATCTTTTAGATTCTGCCCAACCTTAAACTTTACTTGCATGCGGGCTGGGATTTCAAGAGCTTTGCCAGTACTAGGATTGCGACCAGTTCTAGCTGCTACTTTATTGATACTAAAACTACCAAACCCTACCAAGGATATTTCATTGCCAGTGCCAAGTGCTTTAATAACTGATGAAGTAAACATATCTATTACTTTTTCCGCTTCTATCTTAGTACAACTATGTTTTTCTGATATGTAGTTTACAAATTCGCTTTTATTCATTTTAATTTTCCTTTTTTAAAGTTTCAATTATTTTGTCTCTTACTATTGTTAGTTTTAATATTGCCTCTACAAAATACTCTAAATTATCTATTGCATCAGCCTTTCTTAGATTCACTATATTCATATAGTTAATCTGTAGTAAAGTACAAAATTCTTCTCCTGTCATCGCTTCATTAGAATTTATTCTATTCTTAAAACCTGAAACGGTCTTCTTTTTATCCGATTGATTAAAACAACATACATGTATTGAGGTTGTATATTGAATTTTTGTTGAAATGTAATTCTCAAACTTTTGTAATGATACTTTTTCACTTAGTGCCTTTTTTGTATCAAAATTGTCTCCATCCTTTAATTCTATAATATGACAATGTCTCTTGCGAGATTGAGCTTTTAACACTACAAAATCAGGCTCTTGTTCCGAAAAATCAATAACTTTTGATTTTTTAAGCACGTTCTTTGGTATTAAATACACTTCATCTGGAACTATATCTTTTTGTACAAATTCATCAAAGTTGTTAACTACCCTACCATCCTCCTTTACTAATTTATTGATTATACTCTCTAGTTCTGCACCATTAGCAATAACAGTGCCTTGTATTTTTGATATAAGCTCTCCTAAGCCTTCGTTATCAAATAACCTAAGATAACTTCCACTAGTAGTCTTTGGTTTTCTTCCTCTAATCCTAGCCATTTATATCGCTACCTATAAATACTCTATTAGTCTCTGCGCAAGCTTTTAATATAGAGCCACCACCCATTGCTGGATCTAATATAATATCTTTCTGATCACTAATACTGTTAATTAATGCTTTTTGCAAATTAATTGGTTTAGCGTGAGGGTGTAACTTGGTATCCACTTTTTCCTCCCATACATCAGGAATATTATGTGATTTCCAAACATCTTTTACTCTTGTTGGCTTCTTCTGCAAGATCATTAAATATTCACTTTTCCTACGACTCCTATAACCCATACCAATCTTATGCTTTTCCCAAGTAATTAAATCTACTATTTGAAGTTCAGTAGAAGCAAACCAATGTCTCACTCCTTCACACAAATGAAATTTATCAATCCACAAAAATAAATGCCCAGAAAGCACTAAACTATCACTTATTTTTTGTATAAACTCTTCTATAATATTTTCTGACATCTGAGGTAACGCTATACGTCTCTTCTCTTTTCCTTTGCCCTCATTACCATATTTTTGCTTGTCTAATATACCTCTATACTGCGGGTCAAAAAAACATGCCTTTATAGTGCAATTAGGAATATGCTTTAACAATTCTAAACCATCCATTTTTAATCTTTTGTTGGTCAATTGATATGGAAAATCTGTTATTTGTTCCTGTAATTTAAGTGCTTTCATTCTCTCTCTATACTCATCTTAAACTTGAATTTATACTATACCTGTTCACGCCGCCTCTATTTTATCTGAATAAGAATATTGCGATTTGATATGGTTAATACATAACTCTATTTTACTATTATCTAACTCAGCAATCGAAGAAACGCCAGCTTTATTACACCATTTACCAATAAGTTCATCCGATATATTGTGAGTAAGCACTAATGCCCCAAGCTCTTGTAGTTTTTCAGCATTTTGCTCTGGAGTATCAATAATACTATCATTAGAATCGTTAACTTGCTCATTAATTAAGCCATCTAACTTAGCACTCAAAGTTTGAGTTTTTGGCGTTACATCACGAACAGAGGCTTGGACATCTTCTATTTCCTCTACTACATGCATGCCATTCATAACCTCAGGGGCATGTGTGCGAATTAAAAGAGTAGCTGCTCTATAACTTAACATAAGTGTAGGTAGACTCTGATATTTGTTGCCAGCTTTTGTTGTCCACCCCTCGGCAATCGCTTCTTTCATACCAATAGTGTAGCTGATTTCTTCGCCATTGCTTTTTAAATTAGTATAAGCAGTAACTTGTATATTAGAAAACTGCACTTTTTTCTTGTCTTTTGTACCATTGTTATAAAAATTCACTTCACCCTCTATATTCTCATTGAGCGTTTTAACTTTATACCTTATACCACCTATGAATAACCCGCTGCTATTAGCTAGCGATATTGCAAAGGTACTGTTCATCCCCAATTTACCGCTAATAGTAAAAGTATTCTGCATTACTAGCATAGGATCTAAGTTCATACGATATGCCGTTTGTACAGCTATAAATACGTTCTCTGGCTTTCCTCGATAATGCTCGGGAATAATATCTGATTTTGCCATGATTCCAGCAAATTTATATGCTTTATCCATCATTTCAAACATATCTAATGAACTATTAGATGAATTATTTACTTTTGCTATATCACTCATTTTATCCCTCTAATATTTTTTTAAATTCATTAACATTAGATAAAACAAGATTATCTAACAAGTCCCAAGGATTTACCTCTTCTTCTAGCTTTGTATCTCTTAAACTATCGGTATTTTTATTAGTCATTTTGATCACCTATTTTTTTTAATTATCCAATCGTTTGCTATGATATCTGGGTAAAATGCATTTACTATGTGTAACATTTCATCTCGACCTAAATCATAATAAAACATCTGACCATTATGAGATGTATAAACACGCTCTTTGTCTGATTTTCGATAAATTACCTTACCTTCTTTTAAAGCCGTTATAGCCTCCTCAAAAGTGTGTAGTTTAGGTAGCTCTTCTTCTACTCTAACTATTTCCCACTCAGTGTTTAAAAACTCCCTTTCACTAATTCCATAAGGTTCGTCAAACGCTAAGTCTAAATTGCACCAACAAGTATTATATATCAATCCATTATTAATACAAAAAAACCTATCTTCCCCCCAATCAGGTAATCGTACATGATTACCTTTTTTCATTTGTTGCACTGCTTCTATAAAATTCATAAAATCCTCATTTATATTTTTTTAATTTGCTATGCTAAATAATAATATATTAACACGATAGTTATTATTATTAAGGTCGTGAAAAACAACGCTTTATCAAAATTATTCATTCAATCCTCTAATACTTCCCAGTCATCAGCTAAAATATCCTCACCTAAAAAAGCAGCAAACTTCTCTTCCTTAGAACCTTCAATGTGTTGGATTAAATTAATTATTTCACCACTAAAACCACGATGGCCGTAAATATATACGCATGCTTCCTTGTCTATAAAAAACCAATCTTTACGTCTTATTCTCTTGCCTTCATAAGCCGCTTTAACCGCTTCTATAATGTTCATGTTGATTATCCCTATTTAATTAAAAACATTCTTGATCCTTTAGTATAATCAATATATTTGGAATATATATCCTGACATTCCTGTTTTAGCCTTTTAGTATCAAAGAATGACCTAGGAGCTGTATTCTTCCAAGTAGCAACTACGCAGCCGTTACTATCAAGTAGTATATCATAATCTTGCATGAACTCTTGAATTTCAACCTTTAGCATATCAATTACTTTTTGGAGGCTACTCTCTTGTTCTCTTAACGTTTTTAGCTCATATATTTTCTGAGTAATAGTTTCGCTAGCCGTTAGTTCCTTATGATTGCCTACTGGAAACAAATTAAACGTATCGGCTAAACTGCTACATTTTGGCGGTATTCGCTTCTGAACATGATTATGCCAAAAATTACATGCTATCTTAATTAGCTTATCCTCAAACTCCTTGTTTCTATGGTAAGTATAGATTCTAAAATCTTGACCGCCTATTAGAACGGCAATATCAACTTTAGGCACGTCGCAAATTGCTGCGTACCAAGCTGACTGAACCAGATAACTTTCAGGAATACTATCGCTACCTTCTTCCCCCCATTCCTTAGACATCATAAAGCCAGCAGTTTTACATTCTAAAACATACCGCTTGCTATCGACCCACCTGTCTATATTAGCAGCTAAGAATTCGTATTCTGGGTGGCGTAAGAGTGCTGACTCGGTCTCTATTGGTAAATTTACACGTTTGGAGTATTCTTGTGCTACAACGTCTTCTAAAACGTTTCCCCAATATGTTGCATCATTACTGGTCTCAGGGGAATGCTCAGAAGTTTTTTCCAAGTAAACGTCTAATGCCGTTTTGTATTTGTTAACGCCAATTACTGCCCCTAGATCAGAGCCTCCTAGGTAACTTCTTCTAACTTCTAGCCATTCTTCTCTATTATTCATCTGATTTACCTTTACTTAATCCAATTGAGTCCAAGAAGTCCCAATAACTTGTAGAATATTTTAGACCTATTTTAAATTGTTCTAAACCTTCAGACTCCTTACTTTGAGCGTTGGTATTTAAATTGTTTTTCATACTAATAACCTTATATTTGTATATACTTTTTTTAGTATATAAGTAGATAAAGACATGCTTATATACTTACATTATCTTTTATAAATATTTGTCAATTTGTTCTAAATACTTGGAATTTAATTCGCGTATTTTTTTAAAAAATTCCTCAGTGGATAAAAGATCTCGATCAATTTTTATTTGTACACGCTCTTCTTTCGATTCAAACCTAATATCCCATTCTTCCTTGTGGGTATCCAACATTATAAAACCTTCCAAACAAAATAGCCTAGGCACTACCACCCACTCATCCTCAGTTTTTGATTTTAACCACATCGACAAGCTATGTGTTGAGATATCGCTACCCATACTCCAAAGAAGACTTGATATTTCTTCGCGTGAGATTCTACGATCTTTTACTGTGTATAAATCATCCATCTTACGCCTCCAAGCCACGAGTTTGAACAAAGTAGGCATAGAGATCATCATTCTCATAGGACGCTTTATGCTCTTGTTCCTCTATTTCTTGGCGTAAGTACACTGGGTCATATTCCGAGGTGTCCCAATCTATGCAATAGTCTTTTGCTTTTCTAAGCAATTCCTCGTATTCGTCAATTTTTTGACTTAGCTCAAGAAAATTCACATTATGAACATCGTAAGGAATGTTATATTGATAAGCTCTCGCTATTTGTTCTTCTACAAACTCACGTCTTGCTCTAGCACCAATCCTAGCAAATGTTTCTTTTGCTTCGTCAGAGAGCTCTACCCTCTCAACTTGAGGCTCGAAAAACGTAGGTACTGTCTTGATATTGTTAGATAATTCTTTCGTACTATTTTTTTGGAAAAAGATAGCAAGCGCCTCCTTTAAAGCCTCAAGGTTCGCTAGACCCCGCATAGCCTCTTTAGGTGTGATGACTTTATCTGGCATTAGAGCTTCATAATTATTATTATTAATTATTCTACCATGCCCGTTGGTGTGGTCAAACTTTACGGCATTTAAGCGTGACATTGCATGTGCAACGCTTAGCTCCTCATAACTTTTATGATTTTTTGCCTTGAAAAAAGGCGTGACTTGGGTATTATCCATTTGTTCCTCCTAGTTGGGGATGGTTGATAAAATGTTGAGAATAAATAACTTTTGTATAGGTGTAGTTATTCTCGATAACAAAATACAAAAACGTCTTAAGCTAGTAACTTAAGACGTTTTTTTACGCCTTGTTAGATGTGATTATATAGGAGAAAAACAGAGCTGTCAAGACTAAAATTAAATTTTTCTAAGATTTATTTGTTTTTAGTTTGTTTACATTGTTTTGCATTTTAATAAAAGTGTCTATTTTTTGTTGTTGAAACCTAAAAGCTCCTTGTTTTTGAACATCTTTAATAATTAAGCCATCTCTTTGAAAGGCGTTTAAAGCAAAATAGACCGTAGACCTTTTCATATTCGTCAATTCACACAGTATGTCTGGTTTTATACTTACTATTCCATCTACAGCAATATCAATTAAAGTATTTGCTACTTCAATTTGTTTTGTAGTATAACCGCCAAAATTTTTAATTGCATCTTTAAGCATTTCTTTTTTCTCCATAATTAACAACACATTAGTTAATATATATTCATCTTAATAAAATTCAAGACCATTCTTTTTTAGATCTTGACATTATAAAATAATATTTTAGTTTAATATAGTCCTTAAATAAGGATTTTGTAAATTATTTTAATTTATATGGAGGTTTATATGTAGGTAAAAAGTATTTAGGAGAAATGTAGAAAGGACGTGGTGTGCTTTTGACAGAAACACACAAAACTGAAGAGCATCAACAACTTCAGAATAGTATTTTTTTGTCAAAAAGTCAACACCTCTTTTTATTAGCATTAATATAATTTAAGAGATTGGCGTGACATTACAACTACAACAAATATGGGAGCAGGAAGCTCCAGAAGCGAAGATAGAATTATCCTTAGAAGCACAAGTGTTTTTAAGTTTTAAGCACAGAACACCTAATAGGTACAAATTATTAGATACCATGATTAGGGCTAATATTGAGTTAGATCAGCAACTAACCGACAAAACTATTTACCTAAGCGAAAAAGCTAAGAAAATATTTAAAACTGTTATTCTTAAACTTTTGCGAGGAGAGACTGTAACTATAAATCATAAGTATCTATCAAAAGCCACTTTATGTAAGTCGGATCAAAATTGGAATATTCTAAAAGAATTGTTTAAAATTTTTGATATAAACTACCACAGATTATTTAAATTAAATGGACGATTTATTGAAAGAATTTATCATGTACAATTACACCCTGCAATCATAAGAGAATTAAGGGATGCGGAGCTTTCTAATTCAGAATTCTACCCCGAATTTTTTCGGCGTACTAATACTAATAGGAATAACTTTAACAAAGTTAAAGATATAGATCTTGAATCTAATTTTTCTGAAAATTCAAAAGTTGGAAATATAGCAATCTCTGAGGTTGAGGAAATAAAACAAGAAGTGGTTGGCAATGAAAGAGATTATTCGAACTTAGATACTAAACACAAACTAGTTCCTATTGGGCTACAAAGTAAATATCGTATACCAAACAAGAGAAAAAAACCTACTAATTCAGAGAAAAAAGCTAAAGTTTTTTATTTTAGCCAATACAAAGAGCCTAAAGACTTGGCTTATCATTACCCTTTAAATAACGAGGATTGTGCTAAACTACAAAGCAAATCTGGTCGTTTGTTTTGCCTAACAGCTATGAATGAAATACTTCTCGACATGTCAAAGAGGGTAGATCGAACGTTCGAATCTAAAGCCCAGTTCATATCCTATTTCGGTAAATGTCTGGGTGGTGAGAAGCGAGACGCTGTCAAAACCGATAATGTTAATTTCAGAATTAGAGCTAATATCACCGAGGAAGAAAGGCAACACGCTAAGCGAGAGAGTTTTCTAAGTCGAGCAGAATGCAAAGCGCATAACTTAGAAAACAGGATTACGGATGGCTTCCAAAAGCTATCAGTGCTTGGAATGCTAGAAAAAATAATTAATTAGAGGTATTATGAAAAAGGAATTAGAACTATACGAAAAAGGCACTAGGTATTTCAAAGCTGTTGTTGGAACGATAACTTTGGAGACCAATCCTTTTGGCTTGTCAGAAGAAAAACTATCACTAAAAAAAGTATCTTTTGCAAATTCTAAGGGAAAACTTATTGCGGATCATATATACATTGGGAAGACCAAAGCTACAGAGCCGTTGTTTGATATAGCTCATCAAGGTTTGACAAATCAAGAGGTATCTTTCTACGGAAAAATATTAGAGTACAACGAAGGTGTACAAATTTATGATGGTCTGAATTCTCTTCGAGAAGACGTTCATTGCAAAATTGGTTATATTAAAAACGTGACTATTCACTTTAAATGAATGCGTTTTTTAACAAAAGCCCTACAATCAGCAAACCAATAGCTATGATCCACTTTATATTAGTATTCATAATAGATATCTCTGCTTTTAACTCATGTATATCAGCCTTAGTAGCTACATCATCGTTTTTAGTATTTACACTATCAACAATAGCTTCGGCAGTTTCTTTTGAAACGCCTGTACTAATAATTCTTTCTATCGCTTTATGAGTATCTAAAAATGCCATAATTATTTCCCTATTTAGAATTTACTCATTATAAGAAATTTGGAGAAATTTATCCAGAGAATTCGTCGTGCCGTTTGGGGGAATAACTAATTGATATTTTACAAAATGTTGTCTTTAGTAACTCG